CGCAGGAACAGCCAGTGGAGCGACAAATTGTTCGCGTTCCATTGGTCGCCCGGCCGGTATTCGAAACGCGGCATCAGCGGCAGATGGTTGTTGCACCACACCTGATGCAACGGGTAGTTCTCCCACCACTCGCGCTTGCGACCAGCAACGATGCTCTCCATTCCTCTCTCCCTTGTCTGACCTGCCGGAAGCGGCAGGGTCTAGGCGCCTACAGCGGAAAGCCGAGGCGATGTAAAGAGTTTAGAAGGCGCTAAACCAGAAGTCAAGCAAAAACTAAACAACGGGTAAGTGGTTTCTTAACTGGCTATTCTGGGCAATAAAAAACCCCGCCGAAGCGGGGTGGTGGGTGGGCGTGGGCGCGCTATCGAAGCCCGCGCTCTCTTAAGTCCTCGCGGAGTTCGCGTATGAAGTCTTCCTTCTGGCCTATGCCCCCGTTGATCTGGTAGAAGCCGTCTGCGATCTGCTCGAACGTCATGTGCGTGTTATGAAGCCGCCAACGGAATTCTTTGATTGCTTGTGGCTCGCCATATCGCTTGCTGAGGCTGTAGATGAAGTGCCCCGCCGCGAGAACAACTTGCGCCCAGCTCAAGAATATCCATGGAAGCCCGAATCCGATTATGAGCAGGTAGCGGCCCAGTGATTTGAGAACACCACCCTCCAGGTACTTCTTAGTCAGGGGCTTCAGGTTTCCGAACCACCAGCTATGTCGTAACCCGATCTTGCGCAAGTTCTCTTCATGGGTGGAGTTCACCAGTATGGGGATGCGTACCGCGCCCCATAGCCAGAGACAAAACGCCACCGCCACGCCCGCCTCGTACATGACTCCCCCTTTGTTGTTCTTTCGATTATGCAACACCCGTGCTGGCATTGGAACCGGGCTTTTGGCGCCAAGGTCTATAGCATGCTGTTGTTAGGATCGTTTCTGGGTCGCTCTCATAGGCATGGGGCGGCCGTCTTTTTGTGGGCAATAAAAAACCCACCGCTAGGGGTGGGTTAGATGGGGCGGCGCCATTCACTTCTTTGTGGGCGCCGATGGCGGCGACGCAGCATTCTTTCCAGACTCGAACGCGGCAATCGTGGATTGAACGATCCCTATATTCGACTGTTGCGAAGCGTAATAAGCCCCAATGACGACTGCGACAATCGAGAGGATTGTGGTCACACTGGTGATCCAAAGGGTGTGCTTCAGTCCTGAAGCTTCAGTCGCGGCTGCCTGAGCGCGCTCCGCTGCGTCAGTCGCTCTTTCCATGAGCAAGCGCGTGTTCTCAGCCGTCAGAGCAGTAGCGCGCTCGGAGCCGGCTGCCCGCTCCAGGAAGGCGTCGATCTTTCCCTCGATGCGCGCAACGCGGCTATCCATCCTCGCCTCGATGGTTTGTAGCTTCGCATCCAGCTCTTCGCGGGATAAGTCGGTCATATTTTGATAGCTGCCTTGTCGTTTATTGGCCAGGGCACTCTCGCTGAGCCCGTTCGACTCCATATACGAGTCGAACTCGGCTTTCACAGTTTCAATAGTAAACTGCCTTGGCGCCCTGCTGTAGGTATTATTGTTGTTCATTCGCAATCAACGGCTGCCGGCCGGCCTTTACCCAAGACAGAATTTTCTTTCTCCCGTGCATTCTGCAATAGCTGCAGCGGTTGCAGAATGCGACGACCACCGGCAAATTTGCGCCCCCCACATACAAGCCCTCGTTTGCATTGGAAGCCAAGCCCAGTGCTAGATGCTTTCTCTCGCCGCCGTCAATGAGGTCGTCAAGGACGGTCCACTTGGTGTTGCCGCATGCGGGACACACCGAATTGACTCCGGCTGCCTCGAAAAACGCCGTGATGTCCGCAAAATCTAGATCGATGTTGGGTTGTTCGTTATCCAATTCTTATACCTTTTTCAACCGTTGCGCGCTAACCGAACTCGGGCGTATGCTGTACGCCCATACAGTACTTCTGTTCCCCGAAGGCCGATTGCTCCCGGCTGGCACCACTGAGGCACTGACTAAACCAGATAACCGGAGTGGTCAATGCAACAACAACACGCACAAGAATTGGTCCGCAATTTCTTCGACATGCCTGTCGATCAGAGGGACATGCTTCTCGGACTTTCACGCGACTTAGCGCAGGCGGCGCGAGCTAAGAAGCCGCAGCTTCGCCTAGTCGTTAACGACCCGCTCCCAACGAGCAGCGACGCCCTTAGTGGCCCGGCGAGCCGATGTCATGATGAAGTCACGTCCGGAGGGGTTAGCTTGCTGGAAGAGGGAAATCAGCTCAATAAGCTGGTCGCCGTCTAGTAGCTCAGCATTCGCCGGTGAAGAGGCGGGAACGGCCTCAAGTTGTGGGTGCACGGGGCCGTCCAAATAGAACTCCCCCATGTCGTAATCCTTCTCAAGCCGCCGCGCGGCTTTTTCGCCAAAAGAAGCGCCGCCGAACAGTTGAGAGAAGTAGCTCTTCTCCTTCTGCGGCACTCCGTGTTTGGCTGTCCATTCGCGCAGCCTGGTTCGCCGGATTTCCTGTTTATCCATGGCGACCGAGTTTAGTAGCTTCTCAATTAGTGTTCACTTGACTTCTGGGTTAGAAAGCACTTGACTTTAGGTTTAGTGGCTTCTAAACTCGGAGCATGAACCTCAAATCCTACATTTCCCAAGGCCAGCGCGGCACGGCTGCAAAGCTGGCTGCCGCGCTCGGTGTTTCTCCGTCCTATCTCTCGCAGATGGCAAGCGGCGACGCGCCCATCTCGCCAGAGCGGTGCGTGGAGATTGAACAGGAAACCCGAGGCGAGGTAAGCCGCCTCGACCTGCGGCCCGACGACTGGCACCGCATCTGGCCAGAGCTTAAGCGTCGGCGAAAACACCCCACTTCGCAAGCATAGAAATCAATAAACGGACTGCGCCAGGGAGGCGCGTCTTAACGCTTGAGCCGCAGGAAAAACAGTCGCCGAGGTTCGCAGAGTAAAGCAAGTCGCGCAACGGTTTCTGATGCGCATCAACAAGGGGAGCAGCAATGACCGATCTGGAAGCCATCACCCTGTCGCGCTCGATGAGCAGCACGACGCTTCCCAGCATCAAGCGGCAGATCGCCCGTGAACTGTTCGACTACTACAAAGCCGTCCTGTCGCCCAAGCGCCCCCTGGTTCCGACCACGCGGAGGATTCCGTAAATGGCTGGCGACTGGATCAAGATGCGCTGCGACCTGTTCACGCACCCGAAAGTCGTCCGCATTTCGTCCGCATTGAAAGCGGACAAGCTTCGGACGGTTGGCGGACTGATGTCCGCATGGAGTCTGTTTGACGCGCACTCAATCGACGGATCGCTGGAAGGCTACACGTCCGCAACGCTGGACGACCATCTGAATTGGCCCGGATTTTCTGCGGCCATGATCGCGGTCGGCTGGCTGGTCGATACGGGCGAAAGCCTTGAATTGCCTAGGTTTGACGCTCACAACGGCCAATCTGCAAAGCGCCGTGCGCAAGAGGCCGACCGCAAGAAGGAAGCGCGCAAAGTGTCCGCAGACGATGCGGACAAAAAGCGGACTAGAGAAGAGAAGAGAAGAGAAGAGAAAGAAATAGAAGAAAAGCGCTCGCTTCGCTTCGCTGAGTTCTGGGATGCCTATCCCCGCAAGGTCAGCAAAGAGGCTGCCTTGAAGGCTTTTAACAAGGTCGATCCTACCGACGATTTGTTGCAGACCATCTTGCGAGCCTTGGCCTCTGCCAAGCAAAGCAACGAGTGGACGAAGGATGGCGGCGCGTTCATCCCCCATGCCGCGACCTGGCTGAACGGAAAGCGTTGGGAAGACGAGCTGGTGACGGTCGTGGACGGCAAACAGCCGTGGGATCTGTGATGAAAGGCCACCAGCAAATTATCAACGCCCGCCTGCAAGGCCAGAAGCCGTCCCTCGTGTTCGTGGAAGCTGGCCTTGCTCCGGTTGCCGAGCTGACCCACTTCGACCGCTACGAGAACGCCCTGGCTTACAAGTTGTTCGCCACGGTCAACATCCCGCCGCATGAGCTGACTGCCCGCCTGGACCTACGGTTCCTGGTTGGCCTGCGCGTGGTGGTGCATGGCGAAGCGGTCAACGATGCCGTGATGGCCCTGGGGGAAAAGATCGTGGAGGCCGGCGCCAAGCACGTGGTGATTTCCGGCGCTGAAGACACGGCCATCGTGCAATTCAAAGATCAACAATGGGAGGCGTTCGCATGAATATCCGCGAACACGTACTGGCACCGGATGAGATCGACTTTGCGCACTACCTGTCGCAAACCGACGCCGAAGAAAAGGTTCGCCCGGCTGCGGACTACCTGGACGAGGTGATGCATGCCCTGCGCCCGGCGCATGAGCAGACCGACATTCCGAAGCTGCCGTTTGCCAATGCTTACCTGTACTTCCCCCCCGGCGAAGTGACCTTGTGGGGCGGCTTCAACGGTTCCGGCAAATCGATGCTGCAAGGCCAGGTTTTGTGCGAGTACGCGCTGAACGGCGACGGGGTGTGCATCGCTTCCTTCGAGATGAAGCCTGCCAAGACCCTAGCGCGCATGGCCAAGCAGATGCTGCGCGAGGCAAACCCGAGCAAGGAGCGGGTCCAAGGTTTCCTGAACAACAGCAAGGGAAATCTCTGGCTGTACGACCAGCAAGGCACCGTGCGGCCCGAACGCATGATTGCCGTGGTCAAGCACTGCGCCGAAAAGCTCAAGGTCAAGCACATCGCCATTGACTCGTTGATGAAGTGCGTCAAGGGCACGGATGACTACAACGGGCAGAAGGATTTCGTTGACCAGCTGACGGTGGCTGCCCGGGATTACGGGGTTCACATTCACCTGGTGGTCCACCTGAAGAAAGGCGAGGGCGACGAACGCATGCCCACCCGCCTGGACATTTCCGGCACAGCAGCGATTTCCGACCTGGTGGACAACGTGATTCTGGTGTGGCGCAACAAGAAAAAAGAGCGCGACACGGAAGCCAAGAAGATGGTCAACGAGACCGACCCGGACTCCGTACTGATCGTGGACAAGAACCGAAATGGCGATTGGGAAGGGCGCGTGAAGCTCTACTACGAGAAGCACTGCCTGCGCTTCACCGACAACGAGCGCCTGGTACGGAGGGTTGCATGATCCACCCCAATTCCCGCGCCGCTTACCTCGCCCTGCAAGAAGCCGGCGAACTCCAGCCCAAGGAAATGATGATCCTGAATGCGCTGGAATCCTTTGGGCCGATGACGCGCCAGGAACTGGAAGTGGCGGCTGGCATGCGCCTGTCGTGCGTGTGCGGTCGTGTGCATGCGCTGCTGGAGAAGGGCGCCATCAAGGAAGACGGCGAGCGCTTCAACCCGGCCACCGGCAAGCACAACGCCATCCTTCGCCTGCTGGCTGTGGGTGAGGAAGTCGTGCCGGCGCAGATGGACTTGCTGGAGGCGGCATGAAGACTCTCATCGAATGGCTGTTTGGGCTGGTCAAGCGCAGCCCTGCGCTGCAAGGCGCTTTGGCTGGTGTGGCATTTGCGCATTTCGTCGTTCTTGCGTTCTGGGCGATGACTTGGCTGATCAACTTTCTCCCGTGGCCGAAAGCATGAGCAAGCGGAAGAAATACGTCCCGCGCCGCGTGACCATCCCCATGCTGTTCATGGGCCAGTGCGTGCTGGAGAAGTATCCGCACCTGGCCACCAGTCTTTACGGGCAAATCCACACCTTCATCGAGCGCCCGAGCGTGGGGGCGTCCAACAACCTGAGCCACCAGATCGCCTGCATTGCTGGCGGCATGAGCCACGTGCTCAACGGTCAATCCATCCGCAGCAAGCGTGATGCTGGCTCCATTGCCATCTGCTCGGCGGTGGCTTGCATGGAAGCGATCTGCAAGCGCTTTGAAAGAACTGGCGCCATTGCTGTAACCGACCTGGAAGCGCAGACCCTTCGCAGTGCAGCCGGGAGATTGGATGAAGTCCTGCAAGGCATGCCGCTGGCCGCATACCTGAAAGCTGAAAGCGAGTGCCATCTGTGGCTGAAGGAAGCACAAGACCAAAGGGAGGCAGCGTGAAGGTGCTTATCGCCTGCGAGTATTCCGGCACGGTGCGCGACGCCTTCTTGGCGCTCGGGCATGACGCCATGTCCTGCGACCTGTTGCCCACCGATGCCCCCGGCCCGCACTACACCGGCAGCCTGTTCGACGTGATCGACTACCCGTGGGATCTGGCGATCTTTCACCCTCCCTGCACGCATCTGGCCGTGTCCGGCTCGCGCCACTTCGAGGCCAAGCGCATGGACGGCCGGCAGCAGGCAGCGGTGTCGTTCTTCATGCAGATCGTGCGCCGCTCGGAACACATTCCGAGGACGGCTATTGAAAACCCGGTCTGCATCATGTCGACCATGTACCGCAAGCCAGACCAGGTGATCCAGCCCTGGATGTTCGGCCACGGCGAAACAAAGGCGACCTGTTTCTGGCTGAAGGGCTTGCAGCCGCTGGTGCCGACCGATGTGGTGGAAGGCCGCGAGCCGCGCATTCACCGCATGGCGCCCAGCCCCGACCGCTGGAAAGAGCGTTCCAAGACCTATGCCGGCGTGGCCAAAGCGATGGCCGAGCAGTGGGGCAATCCTGGGCGGGACTTCCGCCAGCTTGAACTGATGGGTGCCGCATGACCGACAAGCGCATGGTGATTCTTCGCAGCCCCGAGCAGAGAAGGCGGGCCAAGGACTACATCGACCAAGCTCCAGCGGGCTACGTCATGAAGCTGACCGAGCAGACCCGAACGCTAGAGCAGAACGCCAAGCTCTGGCCGATGTTGCAGGACATCTCCCGGCAAGTGGACTGGTACGGCCAGAAGCTGATCGACGAGGAATGGAAGGACGTGTTCTCGGCAGCGCTGAAAAAGCAGAAGGTAGTGCCCGGTCTGGATGGCGGGTTTGTGGTCTGTGGCCAGCGCACCAGCAAGATGGGCAAGCGGGATTTCTCCGACCTGATCGAGCTGATGTATGCGTTTGGTGCCGAGCGTGGAGTTCAGTGGACTGAGCCGGCCATGCAGCCGGTGCAACCGTTGCGGAGGGTGGCGTGATGAGAGAGAAGCTCGACCCGTGGCACATCAGGCATGGCAAGTATTGCCGAGCCTATGTCCAGCAGCCTCGGTCCATTTTCGTGCGCCTGATTCTGTACATGCGTGGGTGGCGGCATACGCATTGGACTTGGTGGAGCAAGCCGAACCGCGCTGCCAGAGAGCGGGGTGACGCCTAATGGTTGCGCCTATTGTTCCTTACAAGATTCCAGATGGTGAAGGCGGCTGGAAAACCATCGTGCCGGAAGCCTTCAAGGCGAGCGTGAGAAAAGCGGGCCTCCCAAAAGGCGTGGTGGTTCACGAGCTGCGGCCATATCGGCATCAAGTCCTGTTCGCCAAGACGCGGCGCGACTTCGAGCAGATTGGCGTGTATGTCGAGTTCGAGCCGCTGGATGCCAGTGGCTGTGAGGGCCGCACGGTGTTCATGGACGAAGGTGGCAAGCGACTGTACGCGGTAGGCGTCTTCAATGGGTGCCCTGGCGTGCTGGCCCATGAGTGCGCCCATGTCGCGCTGGACCTGTTTCAACGACTCGGGATGAACCCGACTGAGTCGGGCGGTGAGCCGTTCTGCTACCTGCTGCAAGAAATGATCCTCGGGTTTTCCAAAAAGGGGAAATACCAATGATGTTCACCTGCGACAAACAACCCGATGGATATTGCTCATGCAGCCGCAAGAATTTGGAATCGGGATGCGGCAAGCAAAGCGATGAAGAAAAGAAGCAGGCCAATTGGGATGCTTGGCATGCTCCAACACATGTGACGGTCTACAAGGACGGCTCGTACATAGCGTGGGGAGCTTATGACGCCGCATTGGCCGAGGGCGACAAGGAGCCGGACTGGCTCTGCACTATCCCCCTCAAGGATGTGGCGAATTTCGCTCTGAAGCGGCCCGAGTAATGCTCCAGTCCCGCAAGCCCCTGTCGCGCAAGTCTCCGCTTCGCGCCCGTCCCATCGAAACGCGGGTAGCGGTCAAGCGCAAGAAGAAGTGCCAGAACCCGGAGTGCCGGGAAGCCTTCCTTCCAGCGCGCATGGGGCAAAAAGCCTGTTCGGTGCCGTGTGCGCTGGTGGTGGGGAAAGTGGAAGCGGTCAAGAAAGAGAAGAAGCATGACGCGGTAAGGCGGGAAAAGCTCAAGACGCGCAGTGATTACATCAAGGAGGCGCAGCGTGAATTCAACAAGTACGTTCGGGTTCGGGATTTTGGGAAACCCTGCATCTGTTGTGGTCAGCCCCTCGGCACGCGTGCGGCAGGCGGGGATTACGACTGCGGGCACTACCGCTCAGTGGGAAGCGCACCGCATCTCAGGTTTGACCTACGCAACGCCCACGCACAGCGAAAGCAGTGCAACCAGTGGGGGGCGGGGAGAGCAGTCGATTATCGGGTGGGACTTATTGCCCGGATTGGTATTGCGAAAGTCGAAGCGGTAGAGGCCGACCAAGCCCCGCGCAAGCACGACATAGAGTGGCTGAAGCGGTTCACGGCCATATTCAGGAAGAAAACCCGCCGACTCGAAAAGAGAAGGCTTCAACCGTAGCACCAACCAAAGAAAGGAACGCAATCATGAACTTCGGTGACGCTCTGGAAGCATTGAAGGCCGGCAAAAAAGTGGCCCGCGCAGGCTGGAATGGGAAAGGCATGTGGTTGGTGCTGGTGCCCGGCACGCCCCGCTGCGAACTGCGCCCCGGTACGCCGTACCACGCGGCGTTGGGTGAGGGAATCTGCGAAATCCTGCCGCACATCGATATGTGGACTGTCAACGCTGAAGGCCGGCGCGCAATGCTTCCCGGCTGGGTTGCAAGCCAAACCGACATGCTGGCCGAAGACTGGAAACAAGTCGCCTGATGTGTGCCGCCTGCCAACTCGCCGCCACCAGCCAACACACAGGCGCCTACGACTTCAATTGTCTGGGCTGCTGTGCCCGTCTGGTGGCCAGTAGCAGGCCGAATCGAAAGCGGCAGGAAGCCATGCTTCTTGTCATTGGCAAGTTTCCCGGCTCTCCGGTGCGGGAAGCGATTCTAGAGAAGTTGAAAGGGGAGATGTGAGATGGACAAAATTCCGCAATACGAAGTGCTGCGCGCAGCGTCTGATCTGCAAGAAATCTGCCACGGTGCCGCTGTGGCTGCTGGCTGGTGGGACAGTTCGGACCCCAATACCAGCAAGGCCAACCCGCTGCACTTTTCCAACAAGCTGTGCCTGATTCATTCCGAAATCAGCGAAGCAATGGAAGGCGACCGCAAGAAGCTCAAGGATGACAAGTTGCCGCGCCGGGACATGCGGGAGGTGGAGCTTGCCGATGCCGTAATTCGCATCTTTGATCTGGCGGGCGGCTATGGCATGGACTTGGCGGGCGCCATAGCAGAGAAACTGGTCTACAACGCGCAGCGGGCCGACCACAAGCCCGAGAACCGCGCCCAAGCTGGCGGAAAGGCGTACTGACATGGGTGCCTCTCCCCAATTCACCGAAGCCATGATCCTGGCCCGCATCAGCGAGGAGCCGGGAACAAGGTTCCATGTGGCGAAGCTGGCCCATGCCTACAAGGTATCGCAGGCATCCTTGCGGGAATCGCTTGAGAACCTGCACCGGCAAGGGCTGATCCGCCGCGAGTCTGGAGCGGTGCCTCTGTGGTTCATCCCCAGCGCGAAGGAGAAGACCATCGAAGCCAACGCTCACAAGGCAAGGCCATTCAAGCCGCTGTCTGCCGCGAACATGCCAAACCGGGACTACGACAGCAGGCGGGCAGGGTCGGGCGACCTGTTGCGGGTGGCAAGCAAGCACGTATAGGGAGGGGATATGACCGACGAACAGGTGAGGATGAAGCTGCTGCAGCTGATCGAGGCCGAGGGCGGCAGCTACCGCAAGGCATCCAAGCGCCTGGGCTATTCCGCTCCCTTTCTCGGACTGATGGTGTCGGGCAAGCGCCCCATCCCCGAGCCGCTGCTGCGAGCCATTGGCCTAAAACGGGTGTTCCACTACGAGGAGGTGCGATGCTAGATGCAATCGAAGCCGCGATGCAGGAGCGCGAGAAGCTGGACAGGGAATTGTCCGTGCTGCTGTTGCAGGAATGGTTCGACTGGTGCCGAAAGTACCGGCCGGCTTTGGGTGCGCCCAGGCTGGCGCCGTACTGCCGCCAGTTCCAAAGCTCGCGCCAATATGATTCGGACGCAGCGTATTCCGGCTTGCACGCAAAGAAGTGCGAAGCAGTGGATTGGTGCGTGGACACGTTAGCCGTGCCCATGCAGCAGGCCATTGGAGCCGAGATGCGCAATCGTCAAAGCAAGGCTAGGGTGTGGCAGATGCCCAAGGGCGCAACGTTTCAAGACGCGCTCGAACTGCTGCTGCCCAAGCTGCGTGATCGCGGGTTGCTGGACTAGGCGCTTACAAAACAGTAAGCGGCATTGCAACCTTAGACTTAAATCAATACGCTTGACTCCGTGGTGGGCAAGTTGCCTTCCACGCGTTCAGGGCTCGCTTCGGCGCGCCTTGAACCGTTTACGCGGTATGAGGGCAGGTGGTTGAGTCGGACGCATGGCCGTTCCGTCAGGTAATAGAGAAGGCCGAACCCGCAAGGGGGAAAATTTCTCAGCCAGCCGCCTTCCCTGATAGCGCAAGCCAATCGGCTGTGACCGCAAATCCAGTTTGAAGTCGCTGGCCGCTATCAACCTGTCTCCTCCACCTCCCTGTGGACTTCACCCGCCCTGCGAAAGCTTGGCGGGTTTTTTCTTCACGTGAGTTGCAGCCAGCAGCAGCGATTCACTTTGCCAGCCACTTCCCCGGCTGGCTTTTTTATTCGTACCGACTTCGGGCGGCTTCCCGATGCTCCAACTTCCGTTTAGCGGATGACAAAGGCCCAAAATGTTCGAACAGACAGAAATCGATGTCGAGTTGACTCATCACGAAGTCGCGATAGCCGCGGTTCATGCTGTGTGCGGCACATCAAGTGGGTTTGAGCCAAAAGAAGTCGGTGAGCGGGCCGCAATCGCCTACAAAGCGGCGCGCGAGAAACTGGCTGAAAGCGAGAAGAATCAAGAGGTTGGCGGTTGAATCATGGCCGCTCCTGCTGGTAACCAGAACGCCGCCAAGTCGCGCCTGTTCGAGCAAACACTGAAGCGGGCCATCACGCAAGACGATGGCGCTCGCTTGCGCAAAGCTGCCGAGGCGCTGCTGGACAAGGCTGCTGATGGCGAGGCATGGGCCATGCAAATGCTGGCAGATCGCCTTGATGGAAAAGCCGCCCAGCAGATCGTTGGCGCTGGCGAAGGTGGCGAGCACCTGGTGAACCTCATCACGCGCCGGATTGTGGATGCGCGAACTGACAATTGAGACGCCGCGCGTCTTTCTGCCGCTGCTAGAACCCAAGCGGTACAAAGGCGCGTATGGCGGGCGAGGATCGGGCAAGTCCCATTTCTTCGCTGAGATGCTGATTGAACGCTGCCTGATGCAAAAGACGGATGCCGTGTGCGTCCGTGAAGTACAGAAGTCGCTGAGCCAATCGGTCAAGAAGCTGCTGGAATCGAAGATAGAAGCGCTGGGCGTTCAGGCTGAGTTCGAGGTGCAGGAAGCCAAGATCATTGCCCCGTATGGCGGCATCATCATCTTCCAGGGTATGCAGAACCACACCGCTGACTCCATCAAGTCGCTGGAAGGCTACGACATCGCATGGGTCGAGGAAGCGCAAAGCCTGAGCCAGCGCAGCCTTGACCTGCTGCGCCCAACGATCCGAAAGCCGGGTTCTGAGTTGTGGTTTAGCTGGAACCCGAACCAAGACACCGACCCGGTGGATGCGTTGCTGCGCGGGGATGAGCCGCCACCCAGTGCTGCGGTAATCCCGGTCAATTACACGGACAACCCGTGGTTTCCTGACGTGCTGCGTGAGGAAATGGAGTACGACAGGAAGCGCGATCCCGACAAGTACGCGCATATCTGGCTGGGCGAGTACCAGAGAAACAGCGAAGCGCGGGTATTTCGCAACTGGACGATCGAGGAATTCGAGATCGACCCGGCGCAGATCATTCGCCAAGGTGCGGACTGGGGCTTTAGCGTTGACCCGACCGTGCTGGTGCAGTCTTACATCGTTGGCCGCAAGCTGTATGTGCCGTATGAAGCCTATCGGGTGGGGTGCGAGATTGTGGACACGCCAAGCCTGTTCATGACGGTGCCGGACAGCGAGAAGTGGCCGATTGTGGCCGATTCGGCGCGGCCCGAGACGATCAGCCACATGCAGAAGAATGGCTTCCCCAAGATCATGCCGGCGATCAAAGGGGCAAAGAGCCTGGAAGAGGGCGTGGAGTTCCTGAAGTCGTTTGACATCGTGGTTCACCCGCGCTGCAAACACCTCATCGACGAGCTGACGCTGTATTCCTACGAAACCGACCCGCTGACGGGCCAGGTTCTGCCGAAGCTGCAAGACAAGGACAACCACGTAATTGATGCGCTGCGCTATGCCTGCGAGGGCGCGCGGCGTGCTGTGAAGCGACCGATCAAGCGCACTGCGCAGCACCACAACACTGCCGGCTGGATGGCTGGCTAAAAGGAACCGAACAATGGCAGGTCAACGAGACATGGCAGAGGCGAAGGAGCGCTATCGCTGCGCCCGCGATGCGTTCTCGGAAACCCGCAAGCGCATGCTGGAGGACTTGCAGTTCTCCAACCCGGCCGACCCCAAGCAATGGGATGACCGCGTGCGTCAGGCGCGTGAGAATTCGCCAGATGGTGCGCGCCCCTGCCTGACGTTCGACCAGACCAACCAGTACATTGCGCAGGTCGTCAACGATTCGCGCCAGAACAAGCCAGGCATTCAGGTCTTGCCGGCCGATGAGATGGCTGACTCCGAAGTGGCAACGTCGCTGGAAGGCCACATTCGCCAGATCGAGTACGTCAGCCGCGCTGGCATTGCCTACGACACCGCTCAGGAATATGCGGCCCGAATTGGCTTGGGCTGGATACGTGTGCTGCCTGAAGTCACGGACCCGGCGACCAATCATCAGGAAATCCGCATCAAACGCGTGCAAGACCCGCTGTCGGTCACGCTCAATGATGGATGGAGCGAGCCGGACGGCTCAGATGCCACCGAAGGCTGGATCACCAGCACCATTTCCAAGGCCGAGCACGAGAAGCGCTGGCCGGGCAAGAAAGTGGTGTCGTGGGACGAATCGACCATGCTCACCAAGGACAAGGTCGTCATCTGCGAGCATTTCGAAGTCACCGAGAAGCAGGAAAACCGCCTTGTTGTGCTGACCTCGGAAGGTGAGCAGCGCGAACTGTCCGAAGACGAATACTGGAAGCTGTCGCAGGAAAGCGAGGCTCCCCCGCAAATCCTGTCCACCTTCCCTGTGACGGTGCGCTCCCAAAAATGGGAGATCATGAACGGTGATGGCGTGCTGGAGGAAACCGAGTTTCCAAGCCGCTGGGTGCCGCTGATTCCCGTGCTCGGCTATGAACTATGGGTGGAAGGCAAGCGCTACCTGTGTGGCCTGACGCGCCGCATGATGGACGGCCAGCGCGCCTACAACTACGAACGTTCGGCCTATATCGAGCAGGTCGCCTTGCAGCCCAAAGCTCCGTATCTGGTTGCATGGGAGTCCATCGAGGAGTTTGATGACGAGTGGAAGACTGCCAACACTCGCAATGCTTCTTACCTGCCATATCGTGCTCACGACGATCAAGGCAATCAATTTCAGCAACCGACCCGCCAGAACCCACCGACGATCCCGACCGCCTTTGCGCAGGGTTCACAGCTCGCCCTGAACGACATTCAGGCATCGATTGGCATGTACCGCGCCAATCTGGGCGCACCGAGCAATGAGACGTCCGGCAAAGCGATCAACGCCCGCCAGCGTGAAGGCGATACGGCCAACTTCCATTACATCGACAACCTGTCGCGCTCGATTGAGCACCTAGGCCGCATCATCGTGGAGATGATCCCCAAGGTGTACGACACCAAGCGCTCAATCAAGACGTTGGCCGAGAACGGCTCGCATGACATGGTGACGATAGACCCGGCCATGTCGGGAACCGTCACCAAGCGCGGCAAGAAGGTCATGGCCATCAACCCGGGCGTGGGCGTGTATGACGTGCGGGTGAAAGTCGGCCCGGCTTACACGACGCTGCGCCAGGAGAGCGCTGAAAGCCTAGGCGAGATCCTGCGCACCAACCCGAACCTGCTGCCGATCCTTGGCCCGATGTGGGCGCGCATGCAAGATTGGCCGGAAGCCGACAAGGTGTCGCGCATGCTGCTGGCCATGGCTCCGCCTGCTGTGCAGCAGATCGAGGAAGGTAATGACGACATCCCGCCTGAAGTGCAAGCGCAGCTGATGCAGATGAAGCAGACCATCCAACAGCTTGAGCAGGCTTTCCACAAGGCCGACGCAGCCGCAGATGGCAAGCAAGCCGAGCATGAACTGGAATGGTTCAAGGCACAGACCGACCGCCTGACCGCTGAAGCCAATGCAATGGCCAAAACCGCCGCTGTGCCTGACTTTGCCACCGAGATTGCCGAAGTCAAGATGATGCTGGTGGACATCATGCGCAACTCTGGCCATCTGGAAGGCGTCGAGATGCCGCCAGCCGAACCCGAAGCGCCGCAAGCCCCGCCAGGTGAAGAACAGATGGAACAACAACAGCCCGCCGATGCGGGTTTTTTTACGCCTGATGCAGGCGAAGGGATGCCGCAATGACCGAACGCATATTGTTTGACCGGACCACGACCGGGGCGGGCGATGCCTTCCAAGTACCAGATGGCCGACCCGATCGCACCTTTCAAGCCATTGTGGCTGGCACAGGCTCAGTCAGCGCGACGGTGGTAGTGGAAGTCTCCAGCAACAATGTGGACTGGATGACGCTGGGAACCATCACCCTGTCCGGTACGACCCGAGCAGCCGATGGCTTTGCCAGTCGCGCGCCGTGGCCTATGGTGCGTGGCAACGTGACCGCATTGAGCGGCACAGATGCGCGGGTGGCTCTGCGCATGGGGACTTGATATGCCGGCCTCTGTCAGCCCGTTGAAGAACGGGATCGCCAACAGCCCGATCATCCTCTCCCAGTCCGGCGTCCCTGTCGGCATCCCGTCGTCGGGCAGCATCGGCAACAACGGTGCGCTAACGCTGACCACGGCGCTGCCGACGACCTACGCCAGCATCTACCTGTACTTCCCTGCCAATGCCATTTCGAGCGGATCGGCGGCTGGCCTGTACTACTGCGGGATGTCGTCCACGACTGTGGGCACGATCTACAACAACCAGTACACGGGCGGCGACGTCACTGTTCCAGCCAACCCGACTGCGTTTGTCACGACCGGCCCTGGCGCATACACGCAAAGCACCAGCGGTGTCACGTGCATCTCAATCACCGTCCCCGGGGGGCTGATGGGTCCGCGGGGACGGTTGCGCATCACCGAAAAGGCGACCTACCCCAGTAACGCCAACGCCAAGAACTTCCAGGCGCTGTTTGGTGGGACCAATGCTTCCTTCCTCGGAATGACGTCTGCCACCACCAACCTGCGCCAGCAGATCGAGATTGAAAATCGCGGCGTGCAGAACTCGCAGGTGTCAAGCAATTGGCTTTCCATCAGCGCGGGCGCATCCGCTTTCCTGTATCTGGCCAAGGACACAAGTGTTGATCAAGTGATTGCGCTGGTGGCGCAGCTGGCGGTGGCCACTGACTTTGCCATCTACGAGTCCTACAGCGTCGAGGCCCTGCCATCATGAGCCAGACGTTCGACACTGAAGCCGCAGCGCAAGCTGTTCCCGGCCCCAAGTACATCGTGTGGGACATGGGCATCTGGCGCGTGTTCACGGGCGAGGACATCCCGAAGCAGCCGGAACCTGAACAACAGCAGTAACCGTTTCAAGCATCAAGAGAAGCCACCCATTGAGGTGGCTTTTTTGTTGGTCCCACTTCGCGGGGTAGCGCGATGACCTCCCTTGGATCATTCCATGAACGAAGACCTGCAAGCAGCACCCGTCGAGACTGCCGAGACGACGCAAAACAATCCGGCTGATACCGCGCAAACACAGGAAGTCGCGGCTCCTGAAGAAGCCCAAGCCCAAGAGCGCACCGAGACCGATGCCGAACGGGCAGCACGCGAAGCCTCAGCCAAGCAACGGCGTATCGACCGCATCACAGCGGATCGTTACCGTCTGCGCGCTGAACGCGACCAGCTTGCCGCCGAAGTTCAAGCATTGCGCCAACAAAGCGCGCCCCAAGCCCAAGGCGAACCAGACACGCAACAACGCGCTTACTCGCAAGAGGATGTGCAGACCTTGGCGCGTCAGACGATTGCGGCAGAGCGATTCAACGCCAGGTGCGAAGACATCGTGCAAGCCGGCCAGAAGCAGTTCAAAGCCGAGTTTGGCGAGGCCATGAGGACGCTGGGCGAGGTCGCCCCGCTATTCACCCCGCAAGGTGGAGCTGAACCGCTGCTGGAGTCGATTCTGACCACCGACCGTCCGCACGAAATGCTGCACTACCTCGGCAAAAACCCCGAAGTGGCCGAGGAACTGGCAGACCTGACTCCTGCGCAGCAAGTGCGCCGCTTGGCCCGCCTCGAAGTCGAGATGGCCAGCACAAGCAGCACCAAGAAACCGACATCCAACGCCCCGCGACCCCTGACTCCGGTCAAACCCGGCGCATCGAGTGATGAACCCGATGCCAAGGCCAACCCGGAAGCCTGGATCAAGTGGCGAAACAAGCAATCCCGCTCCTGAAGCCGCCGAAAGGCGGTTTTTTTCGTCCCTACGAAAGGAAATGAATCATGGCTGATACCCTTCTTACCTCTACCAAGATCCTGGCCGAAACCATGCGGATCGTGCACAACGAATCCGCCTTCCTGCCGCACATCAACAAGGAATACAACGAGGAGTTTGCCAAGAAAGGCAACAAGGCTGGCTCCACCGTGTATCCCCGCCGCCCGGTGCAGTTCACCGTGCGCTCCGGTGCAACTGCGTCCTTCCAGGACACCACCGAGACCAGCGAGGCCATCACGGTCGAGCCGGAATTTGGTATCGACTTCGACTTCACCGATTTCGACCTGTCCCTGACCATCGACAAGTTCAGCGAGCGCTATCTGCAACCGGCCGGCAAGAAACTGGCGACCGAGCTGGATACCCGCATCGCTTCGCGCTTCTACCAGCGCATCGCCAACTTCGCCGGCACCCCGGGCACCCGTCCCAATACCGCGCTGATCGTCGGCCAGGCGCAAGCCTATCTGGACAACATGGGCGTGCCGCGCGACTCGCGCATCCTGGCCATGGACCCGCTGACGATGGCTTCGATGGTTGACGCCACCAAAGGGCTGTTCAACGACCAGAAGGCAATTGGTGACCAGTACAAGACTGGCCTCATCAAGACCCACCTGGGCGTGGACTACCAGATGTCCCCCAATGTCCCGGTTCACACCGTGGGCGGTTTGGGTGGCACTCCGCTGGTCAACGGTGCAAGCCAGGGCACGATCAACTCGGGAGCGACCGACAACCCCTATGCCGCAACCACGTCGCTGGTGACGGACGGCTGGACGGCTGCTGCGGCTAACCGCCTGAAGGCCGGCGACATCATCACCATCGCTGGCGTGTTTGCGGTCAACCCCGACAACAAGCAGAACCTGGGCTACCTGAAACAGTTCGTTGTCACGGCTGACGTGGCTTCGGACGGTTCGGGCAATGCCACCGTGGTCATCTCGCCGGCCATCATCGCTGGTGGCGCGTACCAGAACGTCACCGCTCGCCCGGCCGACAACGCTGCCATCACGGTCCTGACGGGCTCGGCATCGACTGCCTATCCGCAAAACATCCTGTTCCACAAGGATGCTTTCACGATGGTGTCTGTGGATATGGACGTGCCCAACGGCATGGACATGGCTGAGCGCATGGTGGTGGACGGTGTGTCGATGCGCTTCGTGCGCGGCTTCGACATCACCAACAACAAACGCCTGTGCCGCTTTGACGTGATGGCTGGCTTCGGCTCGCTGCAACGCGATTGGGCTCTGCGTCTGACCGCCTGATGAAGCACGCCCCGCATGGTTCGCCCAGCGGGGCGTTTTCTACTGACTGAGAAGGAATGAGCATGGATCAATTCCCGAAGTGGCTGTACCACGCCAAGCAGCCTGCACAGATCGTGCAAACCGCTGAAGAAGCCAAAGCGCTGGGCAAGGGCTGGAAAGAAGCCCCTGTGGAGGCCGAAGCGCCGACCAAAGACGCATCCGACAAGGCTGCTGACTGAACATGACCACTGCCGTTGACCTCATCAAGGGCGCGCTCAAGGACATCAACGTCCTTGGGGCAGGCGAGACCGCCTCGGCGGAAGACGCCGCCGATGTGCTGGAAATGCTCAACCTCATGATCGGGCAATGGCAGGCCAAGCGGCTGTATGTATTCGGCCAACGTGCGGTGAGCTTCACGCCTGACGGCTCACAGAGCTACAGCGTCGGATCCGGGCAGACGATCAACACCGCTTTGCCGATCGCAATCGATTCCGCCACGTTTGAAACGGGCGGCATCACTTATCCAATGGACGTGCTGACCGAGCGTAGCCAGTGGGAAGCGATCCGCTTGAAAGCCTTGGGCAATGCCTATCCGTCAGTGCTGTTCTTCCAGCGCGATTACCCGACTGGCACCGTCTACGTCTGGCCGCAACCTTCCTCCGGGACGATCAAGATGCTCACGCGTGACATCCTGACGGGCTTTACCAGCCTCGCCGATACCGTTTCGGTGCCGGACGAGTACAAGCTGCCGATGCGCTTTTCCCTGGCGGAGTTGATCGCGCCGATGTTCGGCAAATCGGTGACGCCGGACCTCAAGATGCAGGCCAAGGCTGCGCGCGCCACGATGAAGTCGGTAAATATGACCGTTCCCGTGCTGGCCATGCCGCCAGAGCTGACCGGGCAAGGCCGCTTCAACATCCTTTCCGGGGATGCCTCGTAATGCACATCAAGCCGGTGGCGAACTATGGCGAGGGGTTGAAATGATACGCCTCGCTATCGCATCCGATCTGCATGAAATGGTGGAGATGGGACGCAAGTTCCACGCGCACGCAGGAATTGCTGAGGCACCGTTTGACGCCGAGTCTTTCGCCGCCACGCTGGCACATGGTATGAAAACAGAAAGCCAAGCGTATTTCGTGGCCGAGCAGGATGGCAAGATAGTCGGCATGACGGGCGGCGTGTCATATCCCGCCTATTTCAACCACGGCTGCAAGGCTGCGCAGGAGATGTTCTGGTGGTGTGAATCGCCAGGCGCTGGACGTCGGTTGTATGCGGCGCTGGAAGCCTGGGCCAGAGGGCAGGGCTGCAAGATGATGACCATGATTGCCCTGCAAGACAGCAGCGCTGAACGCATGGGCCGACTTTACAAGCGGATGGGTTACCGCCCGTCCGAGCATTGCTATATCAAGGGGCTGTAATGGCTATTTCGACTGGTGCCGCAATACTAGGTGGGGCCGCAATCAGCGGTTTGATGGGCTCGATGGCATCTTCTGACGCCGCCGACGCTCAAGCCGGCGCAGCGGCACAATCTGACGCCACGCAGCGCTATATTTACGACCAATCGCGCGCCGATCAACAGCCGTTCCTGCAAAACGGTTACGCGGCCAATAACAAGCTGGCGCAACTGCTGGGCCTTGGCTCCAGCACTCCATCCTTGCTGTCAACGGGGGGCGGTGCGCCCGGCTACAACGCCGATCTGTACAACAGCAATCCGCTGTACCGCAAGGCATGGGACTCGCTGGCGGCTGAGCACTATGGTGCCTATGGTTCAAACTACACATCAGGTTCGGATCGAAACTGGATCGAGCAAGGGCTGCGCAGCCGGTTGGGCGAGGATGGCATTGCATCGCTGACGCCCGCACAAGATTCCTCGTTCGGCTCGCTGCTCAAACAACCAACGCGCGCTGACATCGAAGCCGATCCTACCTATTCCATGGGCCTGCAATTCGGCCTGGATGAAGGCACCAAGGGCATCAACCGACAAGCTGCGGCCACTGGTGGCTTGCTGTCGGGTGCCACGCTCAAGGCGCTGACCAAGTACGGCAACGACTATGGCACCACCAAGGCCAATGACGCCGTGAACCGCATCAACGCAGGTAAGCAGCAGACCTACTCCATGTTGTCGGGCATGTCTGGTGGTGGACAGGCTGCGGCAGGGCAGACGCAAGCGGCCGGCACGAATTTCGGCAACAACGTCAGCCAGACGGCGGTCGGACTTGGCAACGCGCGGGCGGCAAGCGCCATCGGCGGTGCAAATGCCTGGACCAGCGCGATCAATGGCGGCATGGGTGCCTATCAAGGCAATCAATTGCTGCAGGCGCTGCGCGGTGGAAATTCTGGATATGGCGGCACCACCTACGGTGGCACAGCGTTGGGTGGTGCGAACTATTGGGAGACGGTGTAATGGCTTTCGACACCTCGATGTATAGCCAGATCAAGCCGATTGAGCTGCAAAACCCGTTGGCGCAGGCGGTGCAAGTGGCTCAATTCCAGCACGCGCAGGGGCAGAACGAACTGTCCAAGCTGGTCATGGGCGAAAAGCAGCGCGAAATCGCCGATCAGCAGGCGGTGCGCGAAGCGCTGTCTGGATCAAATGGCGACTACAAGGCCGCATCGTCGGCCCTGCTGAGCAAAGGGCTGTACAAGCCGGCGCTGGAGATCAACAAGGCACAAACTGAGCAGCAGAAGTCGCAAGCCGCACTGGAGAAGGACAAGATCGCCGCTGCCAAGCAGAAGCTGGAGATAGCCGGCCAGGCCTTTGGCTACGTGCGCGACAACCCGACGCTGGAAGCGGCCAATTCGACGCTGGACTATCTTGCTGCCAACGGTATTTATTCGCCTGAGCAGGTCGCGCAGTACAAGGCCCATGTCGCCGCCAATCCGGCCAACATCAAGGTGCTGGCCGATCAAGCATTTCGCTCGGTGCTGGCAGCAGACAAGCAATTGCCGAACTTCCAGACCCGTAATACGGGTGCAACGACCGATACCCTGGAAATCAATCCGGTGACGGGAGATGTAAAAGTCGCCAATAGCGTCAAGAATACGCAGTCCCCGGACAATGTGGCAAGCACCGCGTCGGCCGCTGCCGGCCGGGCGCAAACAGAACGCCACTTCCAGGCGGCCCAGAACGCGCCGCAATACATTGAAACCGATGCCGGGCTTGTGGCACTGCCCAAGAAGCTGGCGCAGGGCCAGGCCCCTGTCGCCACGCCAGTTACGGGCGCAGATGGTCAGCCTCTCGGCAAGCCGCTCAAGCAAATCCCCGCCAGCGTCAATACCGCCATCCTCGCCAACAACCAGAGCCTGAACCAGATTGATCGCGCCTTGACCCTACTGGGTGGCAAGGATGTTGGCAGCATGAAAGGCGACAAGGCTGCAACCGGCGTCAAGGGCTATCTGCCCAATGGTCTTCTGAACCGAGTTGACCCGCAAGGCGTGGATGCCCGAGCAGAAATCTCGGACATCGGCTCGTTGCGCATCCATGACCGCAGCGGTGCCGCCGTGACCCTGAGCGAAGCCCCTCGCCTGATGCCATTCATTCCGCTGGCCACCGATGACGCGGCGACCGTCAAGAAAAAGCTCACCCGCCTGAAGACCGAGCTGCAAAACGAATCGACCGCCCTGCAAGGCATGTACAGCAAGGAACAGGGCTACAAGCCTGCGCCGGCCATGCCCAAGGCAGTTCCGGTCCCGTCCGATGGTTTCAAGTTCCTGGGGTTTGAATAATGCCGGTCGCTCGCTTCCAGATGCCGGATGGCCGGATTGCACGGTTTGAAGTACCGGAAGGCACTTCTCCCGAGCAGGCGCAATCGCTGATTTCTGCGCAGATCCAGCAGCCCGAGTCGTCGCTGGGCAAGGAGTTCGCGCAAGGCGTCGGCAACCTGGCTGCGGGCTTGGTGCGTGGCGCTGGATCTATAGGCGCAACCTTGCTGGCTCCCGTGGACATGGCCAAAGACGCATTGAACGGCAAAGGTCTGTCTCTGGAATCGAACCGTGAACGCCGGGCCATGATGGATGCCGGCCTGAAGTCGATGGGTGCGGACCCCGAATCGCTGTCCTTCAAGGGTGGGAAACTTGGAGGGGAGGTGCTTGGCACGGCGGGTGCAGGCGGCTTGCTGGCCAATGGCGTCAAGGCCGCCGCGCCGGCTGCTATTTCTGCCTCGCCTCGATTGGCGCAATTGGTGGCAGCAATCGAGTCGGGCGGCTTCGCCACCGGCGGGCCGGCCGCAACGGGATTGTCGGCCAAAGCGGCTGACCTTGGCGTGCGCACGGCAGGCGGCGCTATCAATGGCGCGGTATCTGCGGGCCTCATCAATCCCGAAGATGCCTCGGCTGGCGCGTTGATCGGCGGCGCATTGCCGGGCGCTGTGAAAGCCGGCGGCGCGGCTGGCGAAGCGTTGCGCTCCAAAGTTGAAGTCGGCGCAAACAAGCTGATGCAAAGCGCCATCAAGCCGACCATCGCGCAACTGCGAACAGGTGACGCGGCCAATGCGGTACAAACGTTGCTCGACTATGGCATCAGCCCGACCAAGGCTGGCGTGAACAAGCTGCGCGCCCTGATTGATGGCTTGAACGATGAGATTGCCAGCAAGATCGGCAGTTCCACCGCTGTAGTTGATAAGGCTGCGGTGGCAAAGCGCCTGGCTGACGTGGAGAAGCAGTTCTCCAGCCAGGTTGCACCTACCGCTGATCTGAACGCGATTCGTGCTGTGGCCGATGATTTCGCCAATCACCCCATCTATGCCGGCGCATCGTTGCCAGTCCAGGCGGCGCAGGAACTCAAGCAAGGCACTTACCGCACGCTGGCCAAGAAATACGGGCAAATCGGAAGCGCGGAAACCGAGGCGCAGAAAGGCTTGGCACGCGGCTTGAAGGAAGAAATTGCGCAAGCCGTCCCAGGAGTTCAGGCGCTCAATGCTGAAGAATCACGGCTGATCTCGACCCTGAATGTGGCCGAGCGTCGTGCGTTGATGGAGTTGAACAAGAACCCTATGGGGTTGGCGGCGCTGGCTAGTAATCCGCTCTCGTGGGCGGCTTTCATGGCGGATCGCAGTTCAGCCTTCAAGGCGCTTGCGGCAAGGGCGCTCAATCGTACCGCGCAAGCGGCCGAGCCGGCGGCAAAGATGATTCAGGGCAGCGGGGCCAACCCCTTGTTGCGCAGCGCGACGATTGCTATCGGCGCGGACGAATAAAGCCCCATACGAACGCCGCGAGCACGATTAACACGAATTTCACCAGCATGTAGTCGGTGAATTCCATGGCGGCTATTCAGTCGTTAGAACGTATTTGCGGCCCTTGTTGCTCTCGCACCGCCCCATGACGGTAGAGCCAGAGGCCATGAAGTTGCAGTCAATTGCGTCACCCGTAGGCGCGGTGAGTACCGCTTGGCCGTTGTTGCTGCTGCCGGCGATGACGGTGGGCTTGCCGCCGAACGCTAAGCCGGAAGCCGAACCCATGACGTACTTGCCCTTGTAGGAAATTGAATCAATCTCGGCGCTGAGCGCATCGTTCACCGGATCGATCTTGAGAAGGTAGCGCTGGCCATTATCAGCCACTAGGTTAGCTTGTGTGACGCACCCGGCCAACAGCAGCAAAGTCAGTGCCGCAATCGTTGTTTTCATTGTTCTCCCCACGACCCGCCCTGTGCGGGTTTTTGCTTTTTAAGGATAGCACATGCCTGTTTACCCGCTTTTCGCGCTAGGTCAAGAAGGCAAGTCGCCTACCGTGACCGCGCAACGGCATGTGAACATTTATGCCGAGCCATCCGACGACAAAAGCCAGCTCAACTTCTACGGCACGCCCGGGACCACGCTGTTCACGTCCTTTGGCGACACGCCGGTTCGTGGCTGGCTGGCGGTGGGTGACTTCATCTATTGCGTGCATCGCGGCACCTTCTACGAGGTCAACAATGCGGGCGTGAGGACGGCGCGCGGCACCATTGGAACGACCGAGGGCCGGGTTCGCATGTCCTTCAATGGCACGCAGCTTACTGTCGTGGACGGTGGCGGTCAGAGGATTTACGTGTACACGGTGGCTACCAACGCCTTCGATACGGTCACGACCAACCTGATCGGCACGCCGATTGATGTCACCTATCAGGACAGCTACACCATTCTGACGCTGGCTGATGGCCGTATCCAGATTTCAGCCCAGTACGACTCCAAGACGCTCGATGCGCTGGACTTCGCCACCGCCGAATCGAATCCTGACGGGCTGGTGCGCGGCATTGCCGACCATGGCGAACTTGTCTTGTGCGGTGAGAACACCACGGAATTTTGGGGCAACTCGGGTGGGCAGGACTTCCCGTACTCGAACATTCGTGGTGCCACGCTGGAGTGGGGCTTGGCGGCTCCCTCATCTCTGGTCAAGTACAACGATTCGCTGGCCGGCCTGTTCAAAAATGTGATGGGCCAAGTGCAGGTCATGATGCTGGCCGGGCACGCCCTCAAGAAGATCAGTTCGCCCGAACTCGATTCCATCATCAACGGCTACTCCGCCGTTTCGGACGCCACCGCCATTGCCTACATGCTTGGCGGGCATCCGATGTACCAGATCAACTTTCCGACTGCGGGGAAATCGTGGCTGTTCGATTCGCTATCTGGTATGTGGTCTCCGCTGGAATCGGGCCTGTCCGGTGGGCGGCATATCGCGGAACTGCACTGCGACTACATCAACCAGCCACGGGTGGCGGACTACGCCAACGGCAATATCTACACGCTCGATCCTGAAGCCTACACCGACAACGGTACGCCGATTGTGCGCGAGATCGTCACCAAGCACGTCTCCAACAACTACCAGCAAGAAGCCATCCACAGCCTGCAACTGGACTTCGAGACAGGCGTGGGCTTGGTGTCAGGGCAGGGCAGCGATCCGCAGGCCATGCTGCAAGTCTCGCGTGACAACGGCCATACCTGGGGCAATGAGCGCTGGGTGAGCATGGGCGCGATTGGCAAGTACAAAGCGCGCGTGAAATGGAATCGGCTGGGTGCGGCGCGGGATTTCGTGTTCAAGATCCGCGTGACCGACCCAGTGAAGTTCGTTCTCACGGGTGGCTCAATTGAAGCGGAGCCGCGTCGATGAACAACGCGCCTCCAATCTCAGAGGGCGGCCTGTCGAGCGCTTGGGCCAACTGGTTCAACCAGGTCTTTGCCTGCTTGGGCTGGGTGAAAGCCTTCAACGTCAGCGCCACGCTGGACTTCCCAAGCATCACCGCGCTGTCACAGCTATCCCTGACCGTCACCGTCAAGGGCGCTCGTCCGGGTGACGGCGTGAGCGTCACGCCTGCAAGCGATGTGGCCGGGGTCTTATTCGTCGGCGTGGTCACTGGCGCTGACACCGTGACCGTCTACGCCAAGAACTACAGCGTCGGGGCGGTCAATCCGGCTTCCCAAGACTTCCGAATCATCGTCATCCAGAACTAGGAGCGCAAATGCCCAGCGTCAAGCTAAGCCCGATTGCTAATGACCAGATAGTCACCCATGCCGGCGCGCCCGCCTCGGGTTGGTACTGGAGCGCCTTTGCAGCCGGATCGTCCAGCCCGCAGCCGACCTACACCAGCTCGGCCGGGACGGTGGCGCAAGCCGCGCAGATCACCCTGAACGCAGACGGCGTGCCGGATAACCCGATCTGGCTAGTCGCGGGCTTGGCCTACAAGTTCGTGCTCTACGATGACTCGGGCGTTTCCCAGCGCACGGTCGATAACGTGGTGGGCATCAATGACACATCGGTGTCGATTGCGCAGTGGGTGGCTTCCGGCCTGACCCCGACCTACATCAGTGCCAATCAGTTCTCTCTCGTTGGCGACCAGACCACGGAATTTCATGTGGGGCGCCGGGTGCAGGCAACCGTTACGGCTGGCACGGTGTACGGCACGATTACCGCTTCAGCCTATACCACGCTGACGACCGTCACGGTGGCGCTGGATTCGGGGGCTCTGGATGCTGGTCTGTCGGCGGTGAACCTGTCGATCCTGCGCGCCGATCACCCGGCCATCCCCACGCCGACCACGCAGGACATCCAGCTTGCAGCGGGCAAGAGCATCGTCTTTGAGGGCACAACTGACGATGCCTTTGAAGCCACGCTTTCCGGCGGCGATCCGACTGCCGACCGGACGCTTTCTCTGCCAGACAAGAGCGGCACACTCGCCACGTCGGACGATGGGGGTGTTGCTGGCCTGATCCGCAATCTGCAAGCCTCGGCTACCGGCACTAGCGCCACGGTCACACTGAGCGCGGATGCAGTGGTGCTGGAGAACGCATCCAGCCAACTGAAGACCTTCCGCAGCGTGTCGCTTTCCATCGCAGGCACTGCCACCGGGGCCAATGGACTGGATACCGGCACGCTGGCCGGCTCAACCTGGTACTACGTGTGGGGCATTGGCAAAGCAGATGGCACAGTGGCCGGCTTGCTGTCCACGTCAGCCACTGCGCCGACGCTGCCCAGCGGTTATACCTACAAGGCGCTGCTGGGTTCAATCCGCACAGACGGCACCGGGAACAAATACCCGCTGTCGTTTATCCAGTATGGCCGATTCATCCATTACAAGGTTGCCTCAACCAGCAACGTGACTTCCTTCCCGATGATCGCCAACGGGGTTCAAGGAAGCGTCACCACACCGACTTGGGTTGCGGTTTCGCTTGCAACCTTTGTTCCTCCGATAGCTTCGCGGGTCAAGGTTCTTGGACGCGTGACAAATGGCTCCGTGATCGCAGCGCCGAACAACATCTTTGGCGGGTACAGCTCAGGCACCAATCCGCCTCCGATTGCGCTCAACACAACCAACTCTGCCGCCTTGTCCGATGTGTTCGCTATCGAAAGCGGAAATATCTACTACGCGGGCGACGTATCGGCCAGCCAGTTGTACTGCACCGGCTTTGAACTGAACCTGTAAGTAGCCCTTCATGACTATTCCATTCCCTCACCCGCCCAAAGGACAGCCATGAAAGACGGCATCACGGACATCGCTCTCAAATCCTCGCCGCCTGCTGCTGTCACAGCGTGGCATTACATCCTGGGTCTGCCGGTGGAGAAATGGGTGGCCGTGGCCACGCTGATCTACGTGCTGCTGCAAGCCTTTGTGCTGGTGCGTGACCGCATCATCAATCGCACATGAACCGCGACCTTCTTCAAGCCGATCTGGAGCGCGATGAAGGGCTGCGCTTGAAGGTCTATATCGACAGCGTGGGCATCCCGTCCATCGGCATCGGCCGCAATCTCAAGGACGTTGGCATCACGAAGGCAATGGCCTACGAGATGCTGGCCGAAGACATCGAGACTGCCTGCGGCGTATTGGATCGCAATCTTCCGTGGTGGCGCGACTTGACCGAAGCCCGGCAGCGGGCGCTGGTCAATCTCTGTTTCAACCTCGGCATCACGCGCCTGCTCGGTTTTGCCAAGGCGCTCGCCGCATTGAAGGCTGGCCAGTATGAAGAAGCGGCCCGCCAGTTCCTCGATTCGCGCTGGGCCTCGCAAGTCGGCCAGCGTGCCCAACGCATTGCAGAACTGATCCGCAAGGGATGAGCACATGGACATGGTGGATGCGCTGGCTGCTGTGCTGATCGGCATTCCGCTTGTCTCATGGCTGGCCGCCTGTGCGCTTGAGTATGTGACCAACTGGTTTCACGACTGGAAAGAGGGAGTGGAAGAATGGACCTGACTGGAATCGGCTCGGTAGCCGACCTCGCCAAGACCGCAATCGACAAGATATGGCCCGACAAGACGCAGCAGGAAAAGGACCAACTGGCTGCAGCCGTCATGGTGGTGCAGGGCCAGCTCGACATCAACAAGGCGGAAGCGAGCAACCCGAGCGTCTTTGTCGCTGGCTGGCGCCCCTTTATCGGCTGGGTATGCGGCGCGGCGCTCGTCTATCAATACCTGATCCGCCCGCTTGCATCCTGGGGCTGCGCTGCGGCCGGCCATCCGGTTCCGGTTATGCCCGGGTTGGATGACAACCTGTGGCAACTTCTGCTGGGGATGCTGGGCCTTGGCGGGCTGCGTACCGCCGAGAAGATCAAAGGGGTGGCGAAATAATGGCCCAGCCCAAGAAGCCGGTTCCTGAAGACTGCATGCCTCGCTGTGCCTCCTGCGCCTTTGGCGAGATAGACGGGCAGGGCGGGGTGTGCCATCGATACCCGCCTGTTTTCATCGTTGACGAAGAAGGGGGCGGTTCAACCTTTGCCATTGTCGCCGCCGATGACTGGTGCGGCGAATACAGAAGGGCGCTTCAATCATGATCGATCCCCGCCTCAAAGAGTACGCCACGCCTCGGCAGTTGGAGTTCATTGAGGCGGTTGAGCAGCACGGCTCTACGCGCAAAGCGGCCAAGGCGCTGGGCATCAACGCCAGGAATCTGGATCGTGGCCTGGCGCTGGTGAAGGCCAAGGCTGCCAGCATGGGCTATTCGCCTGATCATGCCATGACGCGCCCGGTGCCGGATGGCTTCAAGGTCAAAGGAGTTTCGACCTACTACGATGAAGACGGCAAGGCGCGCGGTCAGTGGGTGAAGTCCACCGCCGACCAAGAACGCCAGCGCGAGCTGATGCAGGCGGCCTTTGAGGCGATGGCAGACGAACTCCCGCGCCAGACTCCGATCCCGGCCCCGGAAATGACGCATGCCCAGCTCGCCAACCTCTACACGTTCACGGACTCCCATGTCGGCATGCTGGCGTGGCACAAAGAGAATCTTGACCGTGATGGCGACTGGGACTTGTCCATTGCCGAGCGGGTACTGACCGGCTGCTTCGATTACATGGTGCAGGCTGCTCCCATGGCCAAGGTAGGTATCGTGGCCCAGTTAGGCGATTTCCTGCATTCGGACGGGATGAAGGCCATCACGCCGACCTCTGGCCATTTGCTCGATCAGGACGGCAGGTTCCCGAAGGTGGTTCAAACCGCCATCCGCATCCTGCGCAAGATCGTCAATTTCGCGCTCACCAAGCATGAGATTGTCGTGGTCCTGCTGGCCGAGGGCAATCACGATCTGGCCTCATCGATCTGGCTGCGCTCCATGTTCCAGGCGCTCTACGAGAACGAGCCTCGGGTGCAGGTGATCGACTCGGAATTACCGTATTACGTCTACCAGCACGGCGAGACGATGCTTGCGTGGCATCACGGTCACCTGTCCCGGAAAGAATCGCTGCCCTTGCTGTTTGCTGCGCAGTTCCCGAAGGTATGGGGCAACACCGAACGGCGATACATCCACACCGGGCATTACCACCACGTTGACGAGAAAGAGCATCCCGGCGTGCATGTGATCCAGCATCCGACCCTGGCTGCGCGTGATGCCTACGCTTCACGCGGCGGGTGGATCTCCGAGCGTCAGTGCCGCGTCATCACCTATCACGAATCGCTTGGCGAAGTCGCAAGGAACACGGTGCGCCCCGAAATGGTGGCGGCATGAGCTGCCACGCTGCCATTCACATTCGTGGCTATGTCGCATCCTACAAGACCGTCACCGGCAAGTGTGATTGCGGCATCCGAACGGGTGATCTGGTGTATTCGCTGGCGTCAGAGCGCGCCGGCACGATTGAGGCAGCAGGGGTGATCCTGAAATTATTGCATCAGGAGCGCCCTGCAAATGAAAGAATATCGTCACTTTCTTGCAAGGATTGACATGGGATTGTTGGATTCCTTCTACCGGTTAGCCGAACCTGCGGCGGGTGTGGTGTCAGGCGCTGCGGCACAACCGATTGCAGGCGTGGCCGGGATACTAAAAGGCGGCGACGCGCCGACCGTCAACAAGTTGCTGCAAGCGTTGACATACGAGCCAAGAACCCAAGCCGGCCAAGAAGGGCAGAACGCGCTGCGCAAGCTGCTTATGGAAGGGAAGTCAGCGATGGTGGACAACAATCCTCCAGTGCGCTACTTCGTGGACAGCTACAACGAACTGGCGGACGACCTCGGCAAATTCAGTCCAGTCCTTGGAGCCGCCATGCGTACAGCGCCGGTCGCAGCGGGACTGCTGAGTACGGGCCCCGTTCGTGGGGCAATCTCCTCTGCTGGCAGATCGCTTGCACCCAATGCAGAACAGATGGTGAGAAGTTACGCCGCCAAGACAGGCATTGAGCATTACATCCTCCCGCCCGATGTGTTCAAAGCCTTAATCGACAAGCAGAGAAGTGGGCAAAAGCTGACGGTGACAGAGCGCGTAATGCTGCAAAACCATCAGAGCGATGTGATGGGCGGGCTGGATGATGCGATCAGGTCGGTGCCGCAGCCGCCCGCGCCGAATCGCTAAGGCTCACAGCTTCTCGCGCAGCGCCTCAATCTCGCGTAGTTCTGTTTCATACGCGATGGTCATTTCGTCTATCCGTTGACGGTGGAATAGCTGCGACATGGCTTTGACTTGGGCCTCGTACAGATCAAGTGCTGCATGAAGCATTTGAATCTCGTTGCGGTCTAGCTCCATCACTCCCTCCCTTTAGCTGGCTTCAGTTTTCTGCACAACCGTCTTTCTTCCGCATCCTTCCTGTAGGACTCCTGCCGCTCCTGCCACTGCATGTTGCTTGGGTGATCCGGGCCACCTGCACAAATTGGCCGAATGTGGTCCACCACGAAATGCGGGCAAGCTCCACTGGTTCTCCCCGTACTCGGGCAGGGGTGATGGCGCTTGAAGGCGCGTACCTGGGAGGCATCGCGGGCGTAGGAAGGTGCGGCCAATGCAAGTGCCAAAATTAGCCCGAACATCTGTCTAAAACTAAGCCTGCAATTCTCGATTCTCATAGGGGGATCGAAAGCCTATCAGCGCAATTCAGTTTTAGACATTCAGCTCATTAAGCCTTTGAATATAAAGCAGAAACAGTGATTTAATCTAATACTGCTGCATCATCGGAGTATGATTTTCGGTCTTATTATTCAAGGACTTAGAGCGCCGTTTGTCTAATATTCTAAAAACTGTCTAAAACTACCGGCCTTTTTTGAGTGTCGGCGGCGTTACCAAAGGCGCATCCCGCAGGCGGATATAACGGGCCGTCATGGCCTCGCTGGCGTGGCCACCGAGGGCTTGCGCATCCAGCCCTTGGCGGTTGGCGTCAGTGATCGCCTTGGCGCGTAGGTCGTGCAAGATAGCATCCTCCACGCCAGCCTCAATGCGCGCGGTGTGCCACTGTAGCAGCACCGAGCGGTAATCCGGTGCCTTGCCCTTGCTCCCTGGCAGAAGAAAGAGGCCAGTGACGCTCCGCGCCGCCAACGCCTTGGCGCGCTCGGTCACGCGCCGCAGATCGTCGCTCCATTGCACGGTGAGTTTGGTGCCGGTTTTCTTCTGCTTGAACTGGATTCCTTCATCGTTCAAATCGCTGCGCCGGATAGCCAGCACATCGGTAATGCGCTGGGCTGTCAAATAGCACAAGTCCATGATGACTTGCAGCCTGTCGCCAGCGTGCGCATAGATCGCGCTGTACTCTGCGTCCGTAATATAGCGGTCGCGCTTGGCTTCTTCATGGCGCCTGATTCCGATGCAAGGGTTGGAATCAACCATTTGCTGTTCGACCGCGTAGTCAAACACGATGCGCAGGAAAGAGATTATCCGATTGCCCATATTGGGCGTCTTGGCAAGGCTGAGTTTAACGGCTGCCACATGCTTGGGCTTTACTTGCTCGGGCGAGAACTGCTGAAACTTTCGCTTGATGATTTTCGCCGCTTGCTCGTATTGGACAATTGTGGAGGCGGACAGCTTGGCTCGGCGCGCATCCAAGGCATCGTCCACCACTTTGTCCATGCCGCCTTTCGGGGCGCTGCTGACACGGGCGTACTCCATCATCGCCAGTCCAATGTCGGCCCCGAGGTTCGTCCACTTGCCGCCTTTGACGAACCAGTACGACCCGTGCTTTTCATACATGCACGAAGGCAAATGTCTGTCTTTCTTGCGCGGGCGATTCATGGCTGTAGTTGCGGCTCCTGGGGCGTGATTTTAGCTGCACTGCCGCCCAGCATAGCCTCAACATAGGCGCGCAGGACAATGGGCGAACCATCGGGGCGTAGGCGAAATGCCAGGCCCATTGAGCGCAGCACTCGCAGTTGCGCATCGCGCCGCGTCTTGCCGGTGAGATCCGCCAGTTCTTCGCGGCTCAAAAACATCTCGCTCACTCGCGGGTCTCCTGCTTGTCCAGTTGGGCGACCGCCGCCGCATCAATGGAGGCGTCCCATTCTGTTATTGAGCGAGACGACAGTTCTTCAATGTCGTCCCAAGTGGCGCAATCCCTCAGCCACCGATACCGCTTTGCATCGGCTTCTGCCTTCTCCAGCCTGCCGAGGAGGGAAAGGATGGCGTCCGCATCAACAAGGATTTCGCCCCCTTCGTAGAATTGGGCGCGCTCCCTCAGTGTCTTCAGTTCGTCCATGTCAGTCCTTGTCGCTGGGAGGGGTGGCGTCCTCCGGTTTGCCGTCACCGCACTTCGGGCACCACCAAACGCCCATGCCGGGGCAGTCCGGGTCTTCGCGGTAGTTCTCCGGCCATTGGTCTTGCGGCAGATGCTGCGTGCTGCCGATGAAGGTTTCGCCCACATGGGTATGCGGGCCAAGGCCATAGATAGGAAAGCAGGCTTCGCCGTCCGGGTCGGTGCAGTAATCGCAGCTCACTTCCCACCTCCCAGCACATCTTGTGGGGTGAGAGCGCGAATGGCAGCGGCACAAGCACCGGCTTCCTCGCCTTTCTGCGAATTCCAGAACGAGCCGTGTTTGTGTTCGTCTTCGCGCACCTCGCAAACTTTCGCCGCCAGGTCCAGCGCCGCTTGCGCCGCTGCGGGAGGGCTGCGGTAGAGCGGAATAATCGCGCCCCTTTTTGGCAAAATGTCGAGTCGCCGCTTATTCGTATCGGCCACTAGCTCATAGTCGCCGTCAAGGGTCATTAAGTCGGCCAGCCATGCGTCCGGCTTTGCTTCCCCGCCCTCGGCAAGACGAGAGCGTAGGGTGGCGATGGCGCGACTCTGTTGCGTTTCTTGCGAGTTGTGCGTCACGTCATAGCAGGCTTCTAGCGCTTCCAATGCTGCTTGCATGGCTTGAGCGTCGGGGTTAGTTCGCACGATGCACCTCCGTGATGACAAGCGACAATTGCTTCCATTCGCCGCGATGCTGAAGGATGGCTTGCTGGATTTCGGGCGGCATGTCGAATTGGATGGCGCGGCGCTCAACGTCGCCACCAATGTGCATGGCATTGCCCGTGTCGGTAATGACCAGGGTGATTTTCAGGTCAGCCATTCCCGCCTCCCTCGCGCACGGCGCGCAGCAATTTGCCAAAGTCCGCGCCATCTATGCGGAATTCGCCATCGGCCCACCGTCCGCCGCTGTTCTCAACCAAATCCTCAAGCTGCCCATCCGTCAGCACCGGGCGGGGTGCGGAGCGGGCGGCTTGCCATGCTCGCTGCCACGATTCCCATTCAGCCTGAACGCCGGGGTCGACGTAGTTCTCTGGCGGGATGCCTTCAGCGAAGACAGTGCCGCCACGCTTCCACATGATTTTGGAGCGATGCTTGTCCTGCGCTTCAAATGCTGCGCGCATATCCCCCTGTTGCGCTGGCTGGGCTTGAGATGCGGCAGCGGTGGCGCGGGTGTTCCAGCGCGACAGCGGCCCGGTGCATTTGCACTCGCGGCACCGGCAATAGTCCTTCATCGGGTTGTTGGCGTCGGTGCAGACTTGGATTTGGTCAGTGCCGCACAACGGGCAAGGCAACAGTTCGGCGCTCATTTCCCTGCCTCCCTGGTGGCGATGGCGGCGTCAATGGCGTCATCGAAATGACCAGCGCAGCTTCCCCGCATCACGTTCTCGGGTGCCTTGGGCAGTTGGATGGTGAAGAACGGATATTTCTTCGGGCCGTCGCGCAAGGCACCAATGCGCATGCGGACTTCCCGATACCTTGCCGCGTCTATCGCATCCAGCCCGCTCGGCTTGCCTGCGAGGATTGCGGCGGCGGCTTCATTTGCTCTGTGCTGCCGGGTCGCCCATGCGGTTTGCGCCTCTTGTCCTGCTTCAGCGTCCGGGAAGCGGTCCGCGTGCGCTTCCAGCAATTCACGTAGGCAGGCGAGAGCGGCAGCAGCGCGAGCATCGCCGTATGCGCGGAATAGTTTGCGCAGTTCGTGGAGGGCCTCATCCCATTGCCGGCAAATTGCTTGATCCAATTCGGCGTCGGTCGGCATCGGCACATCGCCATCCTGCGCGGGCGGCTGGGCGGCAAGAGACGAGCAATGCCAATGGTCGATGCACATATCGTCACGGCGACACTCGGCTGGCCGCTTGCAGCCTTTCGACGGAAACGGCGCACCTTCACAGGTCGCTGCTGGTGCTGCCGCGCTGTCGGCGGCAGGCTGGGCGGCGATTTCCTGCGCCGTTGCGGTGAAAGGGCATTTGCGGAAGTCCGCGCCACGGCACGGCTCTTTGCTGCGATCCGCTTCGCACAAACCGCAAAGCATGGAGTTGTCGGCAGGCAGCGCATTGCCTGCGCTGGGGGCGGCGAGAGCCATGCAGACGACATCCTTCTCCAAGCCCCACTGACCGGAAATGATGTAACTGACCAAGCGGCGCATCTCCCGGCCGCTGTAGGTTTCGGAGCGAGGATTCCATTCGCGCAGATAAAGAACGTCGCCAGCGCGAAATCCACGGTCATCCTTGCGAAGCTCGAAGGTCTTTTCGCCAGAGGCCAGCGCATCCCAAAACTCCGGCCACACTTTCAGTTCATGCTCGCGGCGATTCGGCAGAGGCTTCACTTCCGGCACTCCCACTGCTGCCGGGGCGCTGGAGAGTCGTGGGACAGCGGCGACCATAGCCCTGAACGCGAGTTTGGCTTCCTCGGCCCACGATGTTCCTGGACGATTTTCTTGCCCATCAATGATCGACCGAGCGCCGGCTTCAGCCATGTCGTCAGTTACCGCCAATATCGCTGCCGGGGCGCTGGATTGGCGAAGGTGGGCAATGGCGAAATTGATTGATGCCGTCACGACATCAGAGCCGAGGTATGCCCCCCCTTCCATGTCTTCACGCCACTTGTTGAACGTGTCCAGCACTTCTGTGGCCTGTTCTTTGCTCAGTTCCATTCTTCAATCTCCCTTAGAACTTCTCATGTCCCGCACTCTTGAGCGGGGCGGCTTCAATGGCGTCTGCTATGGTGTCGTGGCCTCTGATCAAGGCGGCTTGCTGCAGGTATCTCAAGGCCCGCACCGCCTCACGCGCCAGACTCAACTGTTCTTCCAGCCAGTCAATTTCTCTTGCGGCTTCCTGGCACTCCCTGAACATGGAATCGTGCAGGCGGGCTGATAGGGCGCTCACTTGATTTCCAGTCGCTTGCCGGTGGTGAGCTTCGCGCCCGGCACCTCATAGCCGTCCTTGATGGCCTGTTTCACCAGCGTCTTGTCCACTTCCAGCCGGGCCGGGATTTCGCGCATGTAGTCGAACGGCACCTGCTTTTCATCGAAGATTTCCACCGCTGCCGGATTGGCCTTGATGGTCAGGGCGAAGTGCGGGCATTCGATCTTTGAGGCGCCGGCAATGTCCATGCAGCGCAGCAGGTACTCTTTGACCTGCTTGGCCCGGTTACGCAGCGCCTTGGCACGGTCCAGCATTTCCTTTGCCGCTGCTTCGATGGCATCCGCATTGGCATCCAGGGTCTTGATGGCATACGCCGTGTTCTGCGCCTTCAGTTCGAGCGGATAGGATTCCGCTTCGATGGTGTCCGCGATGGTCTGCGGATCGGCTTGCGCGTCCATCAGCGCTTCCACCATGGCGCGGTGTTCGCTGGCGATCTGGTACAGGGTGATTGCAGTCATGATCGAGTGGGCGGGGCGTGAACCCCGCCAGTCAGGTTAGAGAACGGCCCAGGCGCGACGGGGCATGGCGGCAAATGGGATGTCATCGTCAAAGTCGCCGGGACCGCCAGCGGTGACTGGTTGCGCGGTACGCTGGACGCCCTTGTTCTTCAGCGGGCGGTCGGCCAGATGCGCCACCATGTTGGCCAGCAGTTCTGGCTTGGTCTTGCCGTTCAAGATTTCGCTGGCGGTCAATTCGGTCGAGGCTTCGAACGCGCCTTGCAGCTCGATCTTCCAGCCATACTCGCCGGTCGGCACGCGGTCTTTCTGCTTCTCGTATTCGCACGATTGCAGCAGCACGCCGATGGGCTTGTTCATCAGGTCCATCAGCAGATCGGCTTCGTACTGCACATCAGCCTTGGCGTCGAAGTCATACTTGGTCGCCACGCCCTTGACCGGGTTGGAGATATTGCGAAGGCGCATGCAGGCCATCAGTGCCATCAGCACCTGGAAGCTCGGCAGGCGTTCGCCATTGGCGCGCATGGTGTAGATGCTGAAGTTGGCCACCTGCTTTTCATCCGATTCAAACGTGAAGGCGATGCCTTGCGTTCCGGTGGATGCGGTCAATGCTTCAGCCTTGGTGAACCGCCCTTTGTACTTGCCGGTTTCCTTGATGAATTTGCCCGTTTGGTCTGCTTGCTTTGCGGCTGTAGGGTCGAGTGTGTACATGCCTGTTTTCCTTGTGGTTAGGCGGGTTGGGTGATGCCGTAGTACTCGGTGATGGCCTTGTCCACTGCCAGCAAATCGTTTTCGATCTGCTCGGACTCGAATAGGCCGATGGGGGATTTCACCGTGTCCGACCCGCTGTTTTGCGTGGCGAACAGGTATTGATCGTTGATCTTCATCGTGCGCAGGACGATTGAAACCAACCCTTCCAGCACGATTTTTTCGTCCAGCAGCTTTCCAATGGTCTTGATCTTGACCTTGCCGAACTCGTCGGTATTCGTGTGGCTCAGGACATAGACGCGCTTGTGATCGGGCAGGCTGTTTGCTGCCATCAGCACGTCCCAGGCGTGGCGCGCAATCTCGTTGTACTTGGCGAAGGCAGCATTGCCGACTTCCACATCGGTGACGCGGCGCATGAACTCGTTGGCCAGCACATACTGGAAGTCGTCAATGACGATGATTGGCTTCTCGGTGCGCTGCATGGCGGCGACGATATGCGAACTGCTGTCGGTGACGAACACAGAACCGCCTTGGCCTTTGACGACCGGCTTCCAGTCCTTAGAACGGAAGGGGAGTGGCTTCTTCACCGCTTGGATAAGCAATGTATCCTCGGGTGAAAGGTTGCGAAGGCTGGTGGTCTTGCCGGTTCCCGACTCTCCGATAATCAGCGTTGCGATGCTCATGTCGTTTTCCTTGGCTTTGCAGTAAGTTGCGTTTGAATTGCGCTTGTCGTTCTCTCAGGTCTTGCAACTGCTCGAATTCGAAGAAGGCCCGTTTCGCCCCGCTCACAACCGTCTCCGGTCGCTTTCCAGCGTGGCGATTTCGCGGTCAATCCAGCGCAATCCCTGCTGGCCGTTCTTGATCTGCTCGACAAAGGTTTGCCGATGGCGGTACAGGGCGTTGATCTTCAAGTTGAGAAGGAAGCGCTTGACCGGGCGAGTGATGGCGTCCAGGGCCGGTTCCATCAACTGGCGCAGGGTGGAGACTTGGCCGATGCTCATTGCATCACCTCATCAATCAAAGCCGAGATGGCATCGCATCCATGGGAGGCGATCACAAGCTGGTCAATGCCGGCGCAGCGAACGCGGTACAGGCCGGGGCGTACTTGGGTGGCGCTCATGCGTCCACCTTCGGCGCTTCCAGGCACAGCAAGTCATTGATGCGGGACTGGATGGCGGCGCGCTGGCGGTGATATTCGTCGGCCAGCTTGTCCGCCTGTTTTTGCAGCCCCGCGACTTCAGCGGCAACCGGGTTGTAGTTTTCCGGGACTTCGTACTCGAATTCGACCGGGCCAACGAGAACATGGCCATATTCGCTCATGTCGATGCTGGAAACGTGGAGCCCGTTGTCGTACGAGTTCTTGTGAACGAACCCCTTGAGCGTGACTTTCATGCTGTTTCTCCTGTGAGTTTTTGCCACTCTTGCGTGGCCAGCAGATCGGCCCGCTCATCAATGGCTTCATTGGCCATCTTCTTGACTGCCACCAGCACGGCGTCAGCGTTGCCCACTTCAGCCAGTTGCATGAGCCGGTAAAAGGCGGCGTTGCTTGAGCTGGCAAAGGCTTGCGCCACTTCGTATTCATCAGGTGCGTTGCGCTCAAGACGGGCATGCATCTTTCCTGCAAGGCGCTTGGCTTCAGAGGCGATGAAGGCGTCCATGCGCTCGGGATCGGCAGCGAGATAGCCCGGCTCTACCCGATTGGCATACGGGGCGCGTTCGTTGGACTGGGCTTGCTTGTGGAGGGGGAGAGGGGCGTTCATGCTTGGCCCCGATCCATCGGCGCGGCGCGGCGCAGCTTGCGATAGAGCCACCATCCGAAGCGCGTGTGTGCGTTCCACAGCCCGAGCGTGACGCGCAGGTAGGGGAGAATCAGGCCGATAGCGATGGTGTCCGGGCTGACCGTTACGCTCACTTCGAAGCTGAAGGCTTCCATCGTCCAGACACGCAG